GTATGTTTATCAGGGCGGTGGAGGGACGTTCTTCACGTACTAAGTTGTGAATAGGGTAACACCTCCACCTCGCTTGGCTAGATGCACAAGTGAGGCAGGACCGCGTCCTTTGAATACATAGGCACCCTCATTGTTCTTCTCCCATACAGGGACCCAAGATGCATTAGGCCCTGCCTGGAAAGTATAGAGATTATAATCTTTAATCGTTTCCGTCGGCTGAGCCGTTATGAGATAAGGAGAGGATGACCCGCGCTTCTCAGCGAAGGCTCGAAGATGCTGTGGCAAATCTGGAATAAATTCCAGGTCATCACCCCCAAAATGGTGGGGGGCGGAAGGTGAAAGGCGAAGTTTAAGCATTTCGGTGAATTTCGAAGGTACAGGAAGAGATGAATGAGCGAATCCGAAAGGAGGTGAGTCGCTGATGGAAGTAACATGAGCTTCTGAATGAAGGGAGGTCTGAGAGGTCGGAGTCACAGACGGTCGAGCGGGAAGGTCCTCGCCGTCGAAGAAATCCCTGGGAGGTTCAGGAGTTACGCTTTCGCTTGAAGGAAACTCCACAGGCGTGAACGGATCGGAAAGAAAATCATCAGTCGCAGCGGCAGAAGTGGAGGAAGGGCGAAGAGAAATGGACGAAGGGGCATGGTCGGAAACATGCCCCTTCTCTTTCTTCTTCTTCTCTTTTTTCTCCTTCCTCTTTTCCCTTTTGTCAATATTTTCGCTCATCCTCTCCACGTCTCCATCATTCAAGTGAGGGGAGGGAGGGCGAAGTGACCTGAGAGGAGGAAGCGGATTGTCAAGGGATACAGTCCCTTTCTTACTTGAAAGTCTCACTGGGGTGTCCTTCTCCCGAACCTCAGGCTCCATGAGAGTTTCGAGCTGAAGGGTGGACTCTGGTTGCGGGCAGGTCACGCCGAGAGTCTCCTCGCCTTGCGGAAATCTCAGCCTGGGCGACAGGAGCCAGGAACGGAAGAGGGAGAACGACTTTCTCTTTCTTATGATAGAATGGCGGCGATCCGTCGCGAAGCGTGGCAGCATAGACGCGCCTAGCTCCAGAAGGATCAGCGAGGTAGGGATGACCAGCCTGGATGTCGAAGGGACGCACAGAGACGTTGGTGTAGTTGTATCCCCTCTAGGAAAGAGCGAAACCTGAAGCCTCGTCCTATCGACACAAAGATACAAATGCACGTTACGTCCAACCGTCGTGACGTAATTTCCAAACGTCGCGACAATCGCAATGGTTGAGCGAGGAGTGAGTTGCGAAGGGCGTTCAAATCGGACGAGACCTTCCTTCAAGACGATCTTCGTAAGGGAATCCTTCTCCAGGAGCGGGTGGAAAAGGTCGCCTGAAGCGTCGAGAGTCAGATACACGGATATTGAACTCGAAGTTGGTTCCCACATTTCGGGACGAACGGAAGGTGCACCAGACATTCTGGTTCGGTCAAGCCAACCCTGACTTGTATTAC